GTTCCCGCGTCCTTTATCTGGCCCTGACTTTTTATACGTCACGCCTTTTTTTGTTTGCTTGGCTCCGAAGTACCGCAAAGGAATCGGATAGCCTTTTATCATCAGGATCTCAGAAGTCAGATTCGCAACGTCGGACTTCTTGCTTACTGCAATTGCTTTCTTCAGCACCTTCACAGGCACAGGAATAACGCTTTTCAACTTGCGTGCTGCTTTGATTTTGACTTGACTTGCCGTCTTGTTGACGGCAACGTTTAACTCACGCTTGATGTTTGCACCGAGGCTTTCAATCGTCTTTCTGACTGCGGCTAGCGATTGCGAATCGATGTTGATTTTCATCTCACGCCCTCACGTTGTAAGGGTTGTTCTCGTCCTGCCTGTGAGTGACAGACAGAGACACAATCACACCGTTATGGCTTTCCGATTCTTCAAACGAACGGACCTCTATAATGTCAGAGATGATTGCGTTACTTGCGAACGTGTACCACATGCTGGGGTCGGTGGCTTCAGTCGTGATCGCTTTGATAATCTGAGCACCGCGATCGTTTTCGATGGACTCGTACTCTTTGCTGCAAAAGTCGCTAGTGCGAACGAAACCGCACAATTCGAAAGTGGTGTCGAATGCCATTGCTGGTGGATTACCTGGACAGCTTAACGCTTCGTTCTTTGTCGAATCGCCTTGCTTGACAAGTATTAACCTATCTTCCGGTGTCCAAGTTGCGTTGCGATTTGGCCGTATAACACTTGTCACATTGAATGCATAGCCGTTTGCAATCTTGATTTGCTCAAGCCTGCTGACAATCTCTCTAGCTATGGATTCGATGACTGTGTAAGCCATTTATTGCACCAGCAAACGTAGAAAACCATTAGCGTCCGATAACAGTTGAACAATGGAACGAAGTGAAGTATCACCACCACTTCGTAACGCAATTAGCAGCTTGTCGCCGCCGGTGTCTAACTCATCTGCCGTAATCCCATCGCTTGCGTTTTTGACACGAACGACAAGAGCATTTACCAGCACTTCACCCACTTCGGAAGCAATTGACAACGGATCTCGAATCACCAAAACTTCGATGGTTCGAGACTCTCCATTGCAAGGAAAGTATTCCGCTGACTCGCCAAACTGCCGCACCAGATTTGGTACAACAGTCCTGCGCAAGTGCTGCTCGAAGCGGGTTGGCATTACTAGGCGATCTTCAGCAAGTGACCAGCCTGTGCGTACAAAATCACCTCGTCCACGTCGTGGCGAACTCGGATGATATTTGCTCGCACTACTTCATCACGGTAGCTTTCAATCGCACCGTCAATGCTCGAACCGTCAGCACCCCAATGGAATGTTCTTCCAATGCATGGCTCACGGAAATCGCTGGATGTTGCGACTCGGCAAACCATTGCGTAGGTGCTTGACCAGATTTGCCCAACCGAAGCCGATTGACCTTCCTTGGCACTGTTGATGCTTCCACCTGCTACGATGATGTAGTCAAGGTCAAATGCTTGAGCCAGCATCTGCAAAGTAACATCGCTTGCCAGGTTACGATCGCCAGCACCGCTTGAAGCAATCCGGTCGATAACTTCAGGAGTGTTGCGAAGATTGCGGAAAACCTTCTTGTTGATAACAAGAGCGTTAGGCCACAATCCAGAACCGTCGTAAACCTTTTGCACTGCTGCTTCGACGTTTGTCAAAGGCTTGGCAGTTGCAATAGTTGCCCAAGGGACGCTGGACACGTCCGTCGTTAGAGCGGAACCTGTCCAAGTGGAGGTGTTGAAAATAGCATCAGCAACTCGTTTTTCAGCGTTAGCCAAAACGGAGTTGTATGCCCTTTGAGAAGCGACCGTTTCCGCATCGAAGTATTCTGCATACATCTTTGCCTCGCGATCGTCGATTGGCTCTTCTGCTCCGTGCTCTTCGCAGGAGTAAGTCGAGTCGTCGAAAGTGAAATTGCCGCGAGCGTACCCGCTACCTGGAGCACGCTTTGTATCGCGCTGCTGCAATAATTGTTCAAGAGGAATCTTTCCAAAGTTTCCTGCTTGCGAAGCTACGTCAACGGTCGTTAAAACCTTCCGTGCGATGTAGCCAGCCTTTTCTGCTTCAAGATCGAACGCTTCGAAACTTGCCGCTAAGTCTGGTCTTAGTGTTGCTAAACTTGTAACTGATGTTGGCATTTGCTTTACCTTTCCCCAGGCAAAACAAACTACTGATTAAAAGTGACCGGGCTTTGCTGGTAGCTACTCCAACGCCGCCCAAGTCACGCCTGGGGTTTGGTTACGCTGCGGTGTCGCCGTGAGCGTTGTAAAGTACTTCAATAATGTCACCGTCTGCGGTTGCCGCTTCGAGTGCTGTGCCGATTTGAAAAGCAGTTGTGGCGGCTGTGTCTTGAACTTTACCGTCAGTTTCTGTGTACAGAGTTGCGCCTGCTGCAAGAGCTTCAATAGCGATCATCTTATGAGTGCCGTTTGCAGTTCGTAGACGGACGCTAATGACATCGCCAGAAACTGCTGGCTCCATCGCTGTTCCGATATCCTTAACGGCCAATCCTGCTTCCGTGATCGTGCCACCGCTGCCGAGTGTTACGCGTGCGTATTGCTTGATCGTTCCCGCTGCGGTGAACGCTTTTGTGCTGCTGTCAACGTATTGACTCATTTTCTATTCCTTTAACTTTGAAGTTGTTGTTTGGTTTAGCAGTTGACTTCAGCAAGCATTTGCTCGCGTAGTCCTGGGTTTTCTTTGTTGACTGCAACGACTGCTTTGCTCTTGGCGTAGCCAGAAGCGATTTTGGCTTGAATCAGATCAGACCAACGAGCCTTTGCTGAAATACCGCCTACAGACTTTGCCTTCGCGACTGGAGCCACGCCAGACTTGGCTTTAGCTACAGGCTCTTCAACAGGCATCTCTGGCTCGACTTCTACCTCAACGGCAGCCTTAGCTTTCATCGCTGCCATTTCGGTTTCTAGTGCAGAGATTCGAGCCATAAGGGAATCGTTTTCGGCCATCGTTTCTTCGACTGCTGTAGCAGCAACTTGCGGCATAGGCATTTGCTGCTCCATGCACTTCACAATGAACTCGGCTTTCGCCTTTGGGAATGCTCGCTTGATTTCTTGAATCGTCGCGGCAACGGGTTGCGAATCGCTCATGGTATTTCTCCTTTGTAGCGGTTCCTTGTTGCCATCAACGTCTGCTTCGAACAACGAAGCAAACACACGTTGCGGCATGTTTCGTTTACGTGCAAACGCTGTAGCTCGCACTGGTTTATTAGCGATTGAGTTGACTAGACCAAACGCTAAAGCTTCTTGAGCGTTGAAGAATGTTTCGTTCTTCATAACGCTCAAAATGTCGTCTGCACTCTTGCCAGTTTTCTCGGTGTATGCACCAACCATTGACTCTTTCAACTTCGCTAGAAGCATTGCATTCTTTGCGTGTTCTGCGTCGTCACCCTCTGTTACCGACCAAGGGTTATGAATCATCAAATATCCGTTGCTGGCAATCTCAACTTGGTCGAACGCCATAGCGACATAAGAAGCAATCGAGAACGCTGCGGACTCAATCACGCATCGTTTCTGCCCTGTGTAGTTTTTGAAAGCGTCGTACATTGCGAAGCCTTCGAATACTTCGCCGCCTTCACTGTGGATTCGTACCGTAATCGGCTTCATCGGATCGCAATTAGCTAGGAAGCTACGAACATCCATTGCGGTTGTTCCTTCGCTTCCGATCTCTCCGATTGTGATCTCGTTAGACATCTGCGAGCACCTCCGGTGTTTGTACTTGACCGTCAGTTGCGTCTGCAATAAGTGCGTTCACGCTTGCTTCAGCTAATCCAATACCGCCAAGGAAGACTCGTGCTGCCGCCTCGCTTGTTTGACCACTTGCAAGCTCTTGTAAAATTTTCTGAATAGCCTTGCGATTGCGATTCCATTGCAATGTACTTATTCCAGCGAACTCACCTGTCGGTACCGGTTCGCCAGATTCCGATGCTGCACTAGCTGCCTGCGACTCCATTAACGCTGGATCCTGAAGCGAGATTGTTTGACCTGCGGGCATTACCAACGGCATCAGATCACGCCAATTGATCGGTGGGCTTGTCGGGTTAGCCTTATTGAATTCGTCTGCCTTCTTTGCAGCCTTGTCGATTGCATAGAAGTTATCTTCAACAATCTCGTCCGCTGTCTCTTCCCAGTCACCACCGCGAGCATTGTGCAATCGTCGTGGGCTTGTGAGTGCGTTGCGTAGTTGCGTTGCATCGCCTTCTGCGTCTGCTACTGGCTCGATATAGCTCCACGTAGGCAAGTTCCAATTGTGACCGTACATCTTTACCTTGGACTTTTCAGACCAGTTTCGAAGCTCTTTATCTTCCTCGATTAGCTGAGACAACCACCATTCGTAGGCGGGTTTGTGCAGCCGTCGAACGAGGTTCAATTGATCGGCCACGAATCCTTTACGCGCTTCGTCGACAGCTCCACGCCATCCAGAAAAGTTCGTCTCGCTGCCGTCCATCAAGACCAAGCACAATGGCAAACCGAAGTTGACTCCGAGGACTTGCAGAATCAATTTGACTTGCTCGAAGTAGCCGCTGTTTGGAACGTCTGGCGAAAAGCCTTGCAACTCTTCACCAGGGTTTCCAATGATCTCCATACCTGGGCTGATGCCTTCAATCTGCCGCGTACCGGCTGGAGTCGTTTCGATTGACGACTCGCCGTATCCAGCCATCTGCATCGCAGGAGTTAAACCTTGCTTTCGGAAGATCGCAAAGCAGGACACAACCTGCTGTTGCACTAGCTTGGCGAAGTTGATGTCTTCTAACATGCCAGCGTATGCAAAGACTGGTGCCAGTTGTGTCACGCCTCTGGTTTGCAATACTCGCTTTGGGTTGTAGACATGGAAGACTTGCCGCCGTCCGTTTTCGTCGCGAACGTCAATAGGCTTCGATTCGCCTTTGGTTGCGAACTCGTTGAGCTCTTCGAGGACGTGGTATTGCAGTCGTCTTCCAAACTGGTCGGTCGTAACTCCTAGAAAAGTGTTCGGCGTTTTTGTTTTAGTCTGGATGGAATGAGACTCGATAACCTGAAACGAACCCTCTCTAGTTCCTGTGATGACAATATCACCATCGATCGATTCCGCTCTAGCACAGTAGCGTTCGATTTCAGCCCAAGTCGATTCGCCTGCGATGTCGCATTTCTCAGGATCGTTTGCGTATTCAGTCCATCGGTTCCATAATTCTAGGTCTAAACCTTTGTCGCCGGTTTTGGGGTCTAGCTTAAAACCACTTTGAACGATGTTATCAACTCGGCGATCGGCAAGAATACCGATTACAGCATCGTTGCGGTCCATGTCGCGTGCTTGCTCAATTGCATCGTAGTATTTCGACTCGCTGCGAAAATGGTAGTCAGGACCACTTCCTTGTGGGGCTACTCCGGTCCTGCGCCGAACGAATCGACTCGTCCGACTCATTTCATAGTCAGCTCGGATGTTATCGAATGCAGATTGCAGGCTAGTCGGTCCTTTCTTAATCACCGGAATCCTCCAGAGACAGAAAGAAATCGAACGGCACTGCCTGAGTTAGTCCTATTCGCAGATACAAACGCACGAGCCCTATTAAGCAAGTTCTCGATTTGCGTTGCACTGATCGCCATCGACGAGCCTTGGTCAGACTGGCTCTGTGGTGTCAGGATAAAGTATTGAGTTGCCGCAGTAACAAACGAAGCTGCTTTCGAAACGGATTGAGCCGCTTCAAAGTCTGCGTTGTCTAGAAGAGCGTCGATGACTTCATCGATTGTTGGTGCTGGCATGCAAAAACGATATGCCATAGCACCTATTTTGTTACCGTTTGCGGAAAAACGGTTTTGCCGATTCTACAGGTTCTCCAGTAGCCACTTGATCGCATCCTGACCATTCGCTACTTCCTTGCCGTTCTTCAGCTTTGCGTAGCGTGCCTGCAATCCAAACTGCAGATAACGTAATGTCTTTTTTTGGTTAGAATCCAGACGGCAATCAACTCGCTCACTATAGTATCCGTCGAAGATGTTTTGCAGCAAAGGAACTTCCAGATACGACACGACAACAAAGGGATCGTCTTTTGGTTCCGGTGTCTGCGTGTACGATTCGATCGGTACTGTCACCGCTGGCTCGCTAGAAACGGACGACCATATTGGTCCGTGAACGGTTTCGGTTCTGGCTTGCGAATCTGCTGCCGTATCGGTTGCTGCCGCGGTATCACCTTGATCCCCATGCAAGCTGCTGCGCAAATCGCTAGAGCTGTCGCGTCTAGCTTGTGATTGTTTCGACTTTTCACGACCCATTTTTTTTGTAATCCTTTCCCTTCGATAAATACCTCCTGCCGTTCCTCCGCGCAAATCTGCTGAGCGTATTGCAAGTGCTCTTTCGGATCTTTCGTACTCCATACCGATAAACTCCCGTCGTTGAATGTGTGGGCTTCGTCGAATGTGTTCGTTGCGAAGCGTTGCTGCACTTCAGCTTTCCATTTATGTGCGTTTACGTGGTACAACCACAGACGCTGCTCTAACTGAAAATCCGCTCTGCACTCGTCGAAGAATCGCCGCTTCTCGGAACTTTCGCCCGCGTAGTTCATGCGTCCATCGTCGTGGCCTTTCGAAGCTACGAATGGTGCACCTGTTTGACGGACGAACTCGTAGACTGCATTGGTAAAATCGCCCGAGTCTACAAAGCCGAACTCTGGTCGGTTCTGTGCTAGTGCGTACCGTCTGAGCTCGTGGAGTGCTCGTAGGATCGCTATTTCGGTCGCTTCGTCGCTGCTACGTGTGTCGGTGCCTATGACGCTCCATTCTCCGTAGTCAATTACGTGACCTACGCAGTTGCCGTGGAAAGCGATCTTTACCCAATCGAGTTTGTATTTACCAACGTCGCAGCCGAAGAAGATCCGCGAGCCTGCTGGAACTTCGGCATGTGCTAAACCGCTCATGCGAGCTGCGACTGTTCCAGGTAGTAAACCTAGTCCTTCCGGTTCTTCCTCTTCCGCTGGTTCGTTTTGGAGCTCTGCCAAGACACGATCTAATCCCCAGTCTGATACTCTGTTATAAAAAGCCTGCAACGCATCGAGCTCTAATTGGTTGCCGTTCTCATCTAAGTCCGAAACGAACCTGTGAGGATTCGTGACGACTGCTCCGAGATTCATCGCTTCATAGTTGTCTCGGTAGAACTGCGTAGCTAGTTTGCCGTCCTTGTCACCTTCGGATTGTGCTTTTTTGCGAAGTGCAATGTATTCGTCCCAAAGTTCTTCGTTCTCTGGCCATGTTGATAGGATGCCGTATCGATCGCCGTCAAACGTTGGCTTTATCTTTCTAGATGTCACTCGGTAAGAATAGCATTTGCGATTTTGAATTGTTGTCAAAACAACTCTAGATATTCGCTTATTAGGTCCAGAGAGTCCTGCAACGTCTCCGTCTATCATATCCTCGATATCCTCGTGTCTGTTCGTTGGTGAAAACGCTACTTCTCTCGATTCTGGATCATCGATAATCGCCAGATCAGGACGCATTTCTTCAAAGCCCTCACCACGTATAGCTCCGTCGAGACCAAAGTAAACAAGACGATTTCCGCTAGACAAATTACCCCACTCAGGTTCGATTGTCGGAAGAACAATAACGTCCTGTTTCCATTGCAAATTGACTAGAGTCTGAACACCGTTTTTCCAGTACCACAAGTGCGGTGCACGTTGAGGTGCACCACGTAACGCCGCAACTGGATCACACACCTCCGGAAAGTCACCTGAGAATTTTTCGTACTTTTCTGCGTTCTCGTATTTGCTTTTTACTTGTGAAAACAGCTTTCTAGCTTTAGGTGAAGTCTGTCCGATAATAACAGGGAAATTAAGTTGCGTGGCGTGAAAACAGTAAATCACCATACAAATCGTTATTTGGGATTTTCCATCACCTCTCGGGGCTGCAATCGCCTTATCTCCACCACTAAACGCTCTATCGTAAATAGCCTGGATCATTCGCTTATGGTGATCGGCAAAAGGATTGTAAAAAATGCGATCGAAGTACGTTCGGAGATACAGCTCTGGATCTTGCAAACACCTTTCTCGCCTTTTCATGTCCTTCGGTTCGCGAATCTTTATTTCGCTTTCGCTAGACCGCTTCTTTCGCATCCTGCGAATATCGACGCCTTCTAGGTCAGGTTTCGCTTCTGCCTTCACTTGCGATATTTGCCTTGACAGTCCCGACTCCAGAATCTGGAATAAGTCCTGCGGAAGTAGCAAGTTCAATGAGCCGCAATCTGAGTTTGTCGTCATACTGACGTTTCTCTAATTCTATTTTTTCTCGTTTAAGTTCAATTTCTTCTTCCTTGATTGCAACCGAATCAGCGATCAGGAATATCTTTGCTACTTCAATAGTCAACTCTGGATCTCGCAACTCCACGATTG